GTAAGATAGGAGTACAAAAATGCCAGCCACGTATGTAACAGCTGCTACCTTGAAGGCTAGCCTGGGCGTTGGCACTTTGTACGATTCTTATACCTGGATAGAGGACACCTGCCAAGCTGCACAAGATTTAATAAACGGCTTTTTATGGTTTGACAGCGCGCCCGTAGTCGGTACCGCGTTGGTGTCTAATGTCGCTACCGTTATGGTTGCCAACCCTGGCATCTTTACCACGGGCCAATCAGTAACTATTGCTGGGGCTGGTTCAACCTTTAACGGTACTTACACAATTACGGGTACAATTCCATTTAGCACAGGCACAGCTAATATCTTGCCTGCTTTTAATATGCAGCTAAATTACTGGCAATACCCACAGGGCTATAGTTTTATCCAATATGCAAAAGTAGCTGCAGATCAAAACTTTAGGCGCGTATTGCCTTATGGCACTATGACAGGTGACGATACAAAAACCGCTACCTATGCCAATACGCCAGCTATTAACGCTGCAGCTTTAATGCTTGCAGAAAATATATGGACATCTAGATTTAGCACACAAAACGGCGGCACTAGCTTAGACGGCTACAGCCCTAGCCCTTTTAAGATGTCTAACACTCTTATGGCATCCGTGCGTGGCCTCTTGGCCCCGTATCTTTCACCTGCGGGTATGGTCGGCTAATGCCTGCAGCTATAACTACTTTACGCAGCACAATAGCTGCAGCCCTGGCTAACCCTGGCGTATGGACGGTATTTAACTACCCGCCCAGCACAATGCAAAGTAGCAGCGTGGTGGTGGCGCCTGCAGATCCATATATCACGCCGAGTAATAATTCTCAAGCAACTATATCGCCTATGGCTAATTTTAAGATTATTATGACAGTACCAATGTTTGACAACGCCTCTAACCTAATTGGCATAGAGGACACAATAGTAGCTGTGTTTACTAAACTAGCTAATAGCGCAATCGTATTTAATGTTACTGGCGTGAGCGCGCCTAGCGTACTAAGCGTTGCCGCAGGTGACTATCTAACGGCAGATTTACAAATAAGCATACTAACGAGCTGGAGCTAACTAATGGCACTTACAGATGAAGAAAAAGCGTTTTTAATCAAAATTGGCCAAGAGTTGCCAGTAGAGGTTAAAGAGACAAAGACAAAAGACACACCTACCGAGAAAATAGGAGAATAGCCCAATGGCAATTTATCTATCCAATACCGTAGTGGCTACTCTTAACTCAGTAGTCCTATCAGATCACGTAACAAGCGCAACTATTAACCGTGCCTTTGATGAGCTAGAAGTTACAGCTATGGGCGATACAGCTCATAAGTTTGTTAAGGGCCTAGAGGCTAGCACTATTACTCTAGACTTTTTGAGCGATACAGCTGCAGCAAACGTAAACGCAACTTTGCAAGCTGCCTGGGGTACAACTGTACCGTTGACACTTAAGCAGACAAGCGCGGCAGTATCAGCAACTAACCCGCTATACAGCACTACTGTGCTAGTTAATAACACCACAGATATTAACGGCGCTGTGGCAGATATTGCTACTCAGAGCATTACCTTTACCTGTAATTCACCAATCGTAATTACAACTAGCTGAGAATAAAGAAAAGGGGCTAACACAATGGCAAAACTTAAAATAACAAGGGCAGACGGCAGCGTATCGGATCATCAGATTACGCCACGTATTGAGTACGCTTTTGAGTTATATGCAAAAAAAGGTTTTCACAAAGCCTTTAGAGATGATGAAAAGCAAAGTGATGTGTACTGGCTAGCCTGGGAGTGTTTACGCACAAGCGGGCAAACCGTACCGATGTTTGGGGCAGAGTTTTTAGAGACCTTAGCTAAGGTTGAGGTATTGGATGATGACCCTTCGCAATAGTGGGGCGCGGTAGTTTTGGTTACCTGGTTGCACAGCTAGCCGTAGAAACGGGCATCGCGCCCCAGTATTTACTAGACCTTGATACAGAGATGTTTAAGAATATGCTCAAGGTTTTAACCGATAAAGCTAAGGAGCAGCAAAATGCCAGTAGAGGTAAGAGGCGCCCTTGAGCTACGCAAGGCTATAAAAAAGTTTAGCCCTGAGTTAGCGAAAGAGACTCGTAAAGAGTTAGCAAACCTTTTAGCTCCTATTGTTAAAACTGCTAGAGGTTTTGTGCCAAGTACCGCGCCTTTATCGGGCTGGGGCAAAGCGCCTACAACTACAGGTAGATTTCCAATATGGGATAGCGGCAAAGCTAAAGGCGGCATAGGTTATAAGACCTCACCCTCAAGGCCTAATAATCAAGGTTTTAGAGCTGTAGCTCGTATCGTAAACAATAGTGCCGCAGGTGCAATCTATGAGACAGCGGGTCGCCTTAATCCTCAAGGCAGAGACCAGGCAGGCCTAAAACCTGTTGTATTCCCTGGACACGCAGACTATGGCAAAATGGTGCGCTCAGGTAATAAAAATGAAGGACGCAGCGCAAACCCGTCTGCAGGTAAACAATTTATAGATGCTATAAACTCTGAGGGCCTAATAGTAGATGCTAATAACCAAACTGGGGCAGGCAAACGATCTCGTAAAATGAAAGGCCGAGCAATCTTTAGAGCCTGGGCTAATGACGGTGGCAAGACTAATGCCGCTGTATTAAAAGCTATAGAAAACTCTAAGATAAAGTTTTATAATGCTATGGGGGTTAAGTAATGGCTGTTGATCCGTCAGTAGTAATAAATATAGCCGCCGAGTACACAGGCAAAAAAGCATTTAGTAAGGCAGAGACAGCTACTAAAACACTTACTAAAAGCGTAAAAGGTTTAGCTGGAGCTTTTGGCCTAGCTTTTGGCGCTAGAGGTGCGATGCAAGCCGTTAAGGCTTTTGCAGACGATGACAAAGCCGCTAAGGTACTAAGCAAGACTCTCAATAATTTAGGCTTAGCCTTTGCTGACCCAGCCGTTAAAACGTTTATATCTGACTTAGAAAAGCAATACGGCGTATTAGATGACAAGCTACGCCCTGCCTATCAGATGTTACTGACCAGTACGGGCAATTATATTAAGTCGCAAGATTTATTACGCACAGCCCTTGACCTTAGCGCTATGAGTGGCGTTGACGTAGTGAGCGTGTCGGCAGATTTATCAAAGGCCTACCAGGGTAATACCCGTGGCCTAATGAAGTACCAGCTAGGCCTGACTAAAGCTGAGCTAGCAGCTATGAGCTTTGAGGAGATTTTAGCCCAGGTAGCTAAGGTCAGTAGTGGCCAAGCTCAGATAGCAGCTGACTCTTACGCAGGATCGTTAGACAAACTAACCGTTGCAGCTGCAAACGTAGCCGAAACACTAGGCAAAGATTTAGTAGATGCTCTTGCAATTCTAGGCGGTGAAGGTGGACTACCTAAAACTCTTAGCCTTATAGAGTCTATGAGTGGTGCTATAGGTACTGCCATTATTTACGCTGCACGCTTTGCACGAGTATTAGACATAATTACTGGCAGCGGTGCTTTTAATATGCTTGGCGATCTTAACAAAGCCTTTGCACAGTTTGAGGCGCAGGATAAAGCTAGGGCTGCGGGTAAGTTTGCTGCTACAGGTATGGCTACCTCATATCAGGGTAAAAAAGCACAAGATGCAGCTGCCCTTGCTGCGGCTAAAAAAATTACTAAAGAGACACAAGCACAAGCTAAGGCAAGTGCAGATTTACTTAAATCTAAAAAAGAGCAGGCTGCCTTAGACAAGGCAACGGCAGCAGCCCAACTGGCTTTAGGCAAAGGCACAGATGTTTTTGATATGGAGAAAATCCAACTCAACGCGGCCTTAATTGGCCAGGCTGAAGCCTTAGGTAAGGCAACAACTGGCGCACAAGTGTTAGCTATTGCTAATGATGTAGCCCGCTTGAAGGTTAAAGAGAGCATTTTAGCTTTAGAAGATGCTATAGCCTCTAAAGATACTCAAGCTATTATTTCTGCAACGGCTAAACTTAATGCTGACTTGAAGGTATTAGGTGCGTTGCAAAGTCAAAACTTTACCTTGTTAAGTATCAAAACAGTTTTAGATAGTCTTATGCCTAAAGATTTAATAAACCAGGCTAATCTTGATGAGGCTTTACGCAAGATCAAAGAAATGCTCGATTTACTAGCCAAAATGAACCAACCCGCTGGCGGTAATAATGGTGGTGATAATGGCGGTAATAATCCTTTCCCAGACCAACCAGTATTAGATTTATTAACAGGTAATGAATCTATAGATGCTATTTTAGAATACTCAGATGCAGTAACTACCCTAGCTAATGTAATGGCAGATACGTTAGATGCACAAAATTACGCAGACTTTTTATCTTTAGTAGAGTTCCAAAGAAAATTAGGAGATTTTGGCGGCTATAGCACTAATATGAACACAGGCGCAGGGTATGGCGCAGGTAAAGTCGTTGTAGAAATTAACGATAATACAAGTGGACTAATTCAAGTAGTACAAACGGCAGTACAAGAAAATAACAGGTTTGGCAATAACCTTAATTTTGCTGGATCACTATGACCCTGCCAGTAGTTAACGCGGTAATCAACTTTAGTACTGGGCCTAGCTTTGCTCAGTCTATGATTCTAGGTACTGGAATACTTGATACCAATATCCTGGGCGATGCAGCTAGCGTTATTGTGGACGTATCTAACGTAGTAGATAATATTGAGACTAAGCGCGGGCGTAACCCTCAGGCTGACCAATTCCAAACTGGCACTCTCATTATGCGTATTGTTGACCAAAACGGCGATTTTAACCCGCAAAACCCAGCCAGTCCGTATTACAACTTACTAACGCCTATGCGTAAAGTGCAGATTACGGCTACATACGGGGCAACTACTTACCCTATTTTTTCAGGCTTTATTACTACTTATACAACTACTACACCTAAAAACGCTAATGATGTGGTTTATACCACTATCACAGCTGTAGATGCTTTTAGGCTCGCACAAAATGCACAGATTAGTACCGTGGCAGGTACCTCAGCGGGTCAGCTTAGCGGTGCAAGAATTAACGCCTTGTTAGATGCTATTGATTGGCCTGCCTCTATGCGTGATGTAGATGCAGGGCTAACCACAATGCAGGCAGACCCAGGCACAGCCCGCACAAGCCTTGCAGCTATGCAGACCGTTGAGACTAGCGAGTACGGGGCCTTGTATGTAGATGCCGCAGGCTCCTTTGTCTTTCAAGATCGTAGCGTTACGGCTGGCAGTACAGGGGCTACGCCTACAGTATTTAACGATAACGGCACAGATATTAGCTATTTTAATGCGGTGTGGCGCCTTGATGATACCTTAGTTTACAACTCAGCCAGCATCACCCGCACAGGTGGCACGGCACAAACGGCCATTAACCAGCCCAGCATAGATAAGTATTTTATTCATAGTTACAACCAGCAAAACCTGCTAATGCAAACCGATGCCGTAGCCTTGGACTATGCACAGGCATACGTGGCATCTAGGGCTGAGACAAGCATCCGCTGCGATGCTATTGAGTTAGACCTTTATACCGATAACTACAACTTAGGCATTATTGCAGCGCTTAGCCTGGATTACTTTGACCCTGTAACTATTACAACTAACCAGCCTGGCGGATCAACGCTAACTAAGACTTTGCAGGTGTTTGGCGTTGCTATGAGCATTACGCCTAACAGCTGGAAAACAACACTTACCACTTTAGAGCCAATTATAGACGGCTTTATACTAAACTCATCTATATACGGTTTGCTTGACAGCGGCGTATTAAGTTACTAAGGAGATAGGACTATGGCAGCTGGATTAGGTTTTAAGACCTTTACTACTGGCGAGGTACTTACGGCAGCTGACACTAACGGCTACCTAATGCAAGGTATTAACGTCTTTGCATCAACGGCGGCAAGAGATGCGGCTATTACATCACCACAAGAGGGGCAGTTTGCGTTTACCAAAGACACTAACGGCCTTTGGTATTATGACGGTGCAGCCTGGGTAGCCTCAGGTGCTACAGGGGATATTGAAGGCGTAACAGCTGGCGTAGGTATTACTGGCGGTGGTACTAGCGGCACCGTAACTATTACTAATGATATGGCTACAACAATTACAGCCTCAGGTGATATTGTGGTTGGCACAGGATCAGGTACTTACGATAACTTACCTATTGGTACAACAGGACAAATCCTTACAGCAGATACAACAGTTAGCCCATATAAAGTTAAATGGGCTACAGCTGGAGCAGCTGCTAAATCTTACTCATTACTAAATGCTGGTGGTACTGCATTAACTGGTGCAGCAACAATTACAGTTTCAGGCATTTCTGGCATATCGGATTTAATGTGTGTCATTGTTGGAGCAAGTCTTAATGCTTCAAGTAACGATGTCACAATGAGAATAAATACAGATAGCGGCAATAATTACCAATTTGCTGGCCCGCAGATTATTGGTGGTTCGGGTTACGACAAGAATAATTTTATGAGCACGAACGCTAATTACACTTCACTCATTCGTTTAGGTGCAATAGGTTCTGACGCAGGCCAAGTAGTAAATGCAGCAGTTTCTATTTCTGGTGGAAATAGCAGCGGAGTTAAAGCGTTTATGAGTATGGGCGGAAGCAATAACACACCTGGTAATACTGGTTATTCTTACTGGGTTGGTGGTGTCTGGAATAATTCCGCTACAATTTCAAGCATTAGCCTATTCTCAAATACTAACTATGATGCAGGAACAATTTACATTTACGGAGCAGCATAATGACTAACTTCATACATAGAATACACGATATAACAACGGGTGAAATTACAGAGACACCTTATACATCTGAAGAAATTGCTATTGCAGAAGCTGGGTTAGCAAAAGCAAAAGAATTAGATGCAGAGCGCGAAAAAGCCGAAGCCGACAAAGCAGCGTTATTAGCCAAACTTGGAATAACTGCCGATGAAGCGAAGCTACTGCTAAGTTAAATGCAGACTAGCTACAACGGCTGGCCAGCATCTAAGGATCAGGCTGAGATAGGCGTAAAGCCTTTTAAGGTTGAGGGCACAAGCCTTAAAATCCGTTGCGCTGAAAAGGTAGCGCCGTTGCTTATTAACTTTGCTAAAGAGTTTAACGAGCTAATAGAGCCTATAGAAGGCGGCACGTTTGACGATTGGGGCTATGCCTACAGAGACGTAAGAGGTGTGGCAGGCAAACTTAGTAACCACGCCAGCGGCACAGCTATAGACCTTAACGCTACAAAGCACCCTTTAGGCAAGGTAGGCACGTTTGAGGCCAGCAAGGTACCTATGATCCGTGCCCTGGCTAAAAAGTACGGGCTAACCTGGGGCGGGGATTGGACTAGAAAAGATGAAATGCACTTTGAGATAGCTTTAAGCCCTGAAAAGGTCAGGGTTTTAATTACTAAGTTAGGATTAGAAAATGCCAACTAGCGCACAGGTAACAGTAACTACAACAGCTACATTATTAGTAGCTGCCAATATTATGGATCAAACCGTATGGCTACATAATCAAGGCGGCGGCGCGGTGTATTTAGGCGATGCTAACGTGACTACATCTAACGGTTACAAGCTAGATAATGGCGATAAAATGCAACTACCAGTAGGCGATAATGAGGGCCTCTACGGTATTACGGCATCATCAAGCCATATTGTAGCTGTGTTAAAACAAGTCAACTAAAGGGCATTTAGGAGCAATACAATGCAAGAGCAACTAAAGGCTGCGGCCTTGTCCTACCTACGTGCAGCTCTATCGTGCGTGGGTGCGCTGTATCTCAGCGGGATTTCAGATCCTAAAGTACTAGCTAATGCTTTTCTTGCTGGGCTAATTGGGCCCGTACTTAAAGCTATAGCACCTAATGAAAAGCAACTGGGAATAGGCGCTAAGTAAGTGTCACAGGCCCAGGCATACATAGCCGTAGCTTTGGGGATTGCTACGCTTTCAGGGCTTATGGCTGGGCTTGTGCGGCACCTTGTTAAGTACTATTTATCTGAGCTAAAGCCTGACGGCAACGGCGGGCATAACCTTGTAGGGCGCGTTGAGCGTATAGAGATACGAGTAGATAAAATCTATGAGCTGTTGCTAGAGGAGAGACTAGCTAAGTAGGGCGTGTCGCGTTGCCTTTTGTCAGTAGCTAGGTTCATACTTTAACTACACACGCCGAGAGGGCTACTCGGATAAGTAGCGCTTCGGCCTTAACAAAGGGCGAAAGATGAACAGTTTAGATCTAATAGTGGTAGGTATGGTTTGCCTGTTTATGGGCTTATTTATCTACGCAGCTTATGAAATGGGTTACAAAGTAGGCCTGGGTGAAGGTTACCTACGTGGCCGTAATATAGCTAAGGCGCTAAAAGAAGCTGAGGCCAAGCGATGAGTAATTTCTTAGAAGGCTACGAGGATGTCAACGCCAGGATTATCAGAGCGCGTGCCGAATATCCCACGCTACGTTTAGTGGCATATATTGAGGATATAGACATAACAAAAGGTTATATTTTAGTTAAGGCTGAGGCCTACAAAGAGTACGAAGATCATCTACCTAGCGCTGTTGATTATGCTTTTGAGATGCGTAGTGACCGTGGGGTTAACCTGCATTTTTGGGTAGAAAACGCAGTAACGAGCGCTTACGGCAGAGTTATAGGCCTGTTAACACCTGGGGGCATAGCTCGCAGTACTAAGCAGGATATGGAAAAGGTAGAGGCACTTAGCACTAAAGACGTAGCACCTGTGAGTGATGATCTATGGGCTACAACACCCGTAGCACAAACCATAGAGGCAGTTAAAAATGAGCTAGGCGGCATCTACTTGCAAGGCAAACCTGAGTGTAAGCACGGTGCCCGCGTATGGCGTACTGGCACTAGCGCTAAAACAGGCAAAGAGTGGGGCAATTACAGCTGCATAGAAAAGAGCAAGGCAACACAATGTGACCCCGTTTGGTATATGCAGACATCTACAGGTTGGGCGCCCCAGGTATGAGCGAGAGCTACGAGTTAATTAACCTTAAAGAGATGACGGGCAAACTCTTTGTTAACGGTGAGTTAGCAGCTGAGTACAAAGTTGAACAATGCGATAAGTGCGCCCTGATAGCACAGCTAGATAAGTTTGGCTATCAAAAAAACAGCTTTGAAAACATCATATGGTTTTGCAAAGGCTGCCGATGATAGACACAGAGCAAGAGCTATTTAACTACATCAAGGGCCGATATTTAGAGGATCTAACTAAGTCATCTGACCAATATGAGTACCACGATGCTACTAGCACCCTGTATAGGCTACACATCGAGCTAAAGTGCAGGCACACACATTACGATAACCTGCTTATAGAGCAAGAAAAGTATGATGCGCTAATGCAACAGGCCGAGCGCCTTGGCTTTACACCTTTTTACGTTAATGCCACACCTAAAGGCATCTACGCTTTTAACCTGCGTAAGATAACGGTTAAGTGGTCAGTTAAAAGGCTGCCTGCAAAGACAGAGTTTGACTCTCAGGGCCAGGTTGACAAGACCGTGGCCCTTTTGCCTATCTCAGAGGCGGTGCAGCTATGAGTGTGTCAATACGTTTTGAGTGCCGTAGCTGTAAGAAAATAACAGAGCAGATAGAGCGAATAGTGACAGATAACCTGCCTGCTAACGTAAAGGTTTTACAATGCAAGGTATGTAGCAAAATGAGTGTATGCCTATTGGTTACTTATGCCGATGTATGAGTATGAGTGTATTAGCTGCTCAATACGCTTTGAGGTTCAGCGATCTATCCACGATGTCAATATACCTAAATGCTGTGGCTTTGATATGCGCCGTATTTATGACCCAGTAGGGGCCATATTTAGGGGCACAGGTTGGGGCAAGGATGCTAAATAGTTATCCACAGGAGTTATCCACAGCCGGCCAAAACCTGTGGACGACACGCAGGCGATACGCTCAACTTATCCACATACTCGCTAGTAGCTTGACACCTACGCTAGCATCACAACTCGCTGGCGAGCCGCTGAGGCGGATAGCTCGCAGGCGTAGTTTGGTGCTTTTGGCCGTGCTATGTGTAATTGGGATTACGCCAGCAAAAGCTTACAATCCAAACGTAGAGAGCTATAAGTTATATGCTCATATGAAGTTATTAGATGATAAGCAATATAGATGCCTGGTTACCTTATGGCGTATGGAAAGCCAATGGTTACCTACAGCTAAGAATAAAAAGAGCAGCGCATATGGCATACCACAACTGCTAAAGATGACAGAGCGCAACCCATATAAGCAGATAGACTTAGGTTTAAAGTATATTGCACATCGTTATGGCAATCCTTGTAAAGCTTTAGATCATCATAAGAAAGTAGGGCATTACTAATGGCTAATCGTGGTGACCCTAGACTAAAGCGGGCATACCGTGACGGGTTCCGCACCAAGATACTGCAGCGTGACGGTTACGTATGCTTTTACTGTGGCCAAGATGCAGACCAAGTTGACCACGTTATCCCAATATCTAAAGCGCCTGAGTTAGTAGTCAGCCCTGACAACGCTGTGGCCTGTTGTAAGCGGTGCAATACACGCAAGGGAAATAGGTCACAGGGCGTTTTTTTAGCCACAAGTGCTAC